AAACGGGCGGTATTCAATTCCATCTTCAAAATACAAGCGGTGCCGGGTGCATCGGGTGCTCCGATGACTGCGAACGCTGAACTTCCCACCGGCGAATACACAGAACTCGGGCAGCGGGCGTTCAACAACAACATGAAACGAATTCAAACGACGCTGGCAAGCCTGGCGGCGGGAGATGTTTCAGAATCAATGGCTCGCATGACGCTGGAATCTATCGGGCTGGCACCTGATCGGATTGAAAAATTGATCAGCGAAACGGTAGAGGCAACACCATGAAGTTTCACGCATCGCTAACAATTCAAGCGGCGGAAGGCTCAACGCCAAAGCGTTTTGCAATCCTTGCCTACTCGGGCGGACTACTGCCTGTGGATGGGTTCGGCTTGCCGGTGATTGTTGATCTGGCAGGGCTGGAAGTGCCGGGTGCAATTCCGATTTTGATCGATCATGAAAAGTCTGTTGATGCGACGTTCGGGATTACGGACGCAATCGAAAACGACGGTCAAACGCTACTGATGACGGGCCAGATTACTGGCAGTTCTCCGCGTGCCATGCAGGTAATTGCATCGCACAAAGCGGGCCACAAATGGCAGGCGTCAATTGGTGCCAGAGTCATTGAGAAACAAGAAATCAAAGCCGGTGAAACGGTGGAGGTGAACGGTCAGACATTTGTCGGGCCGGTGATTGTCGCACGCCAATCGGTGCTGCGTGAAACGTCAGTCCTGCCAATGGGTGCGGATGCGACGACACAAGTTAACCTGGCAGCGAGCGCTGCCCAACAGAAAGGGTCAGCGATGACTTACGAAGAATGGCTCACGTCGTTGGGAATTGATCCTGCGGCATTATCCGAAGATGACGCCGCAGCTATGCAGTTGGCCTACGAATCTAAGCAGACAGCACCAGCACCAGCAATGGCATCCGCTGCCGCCGAAATTCCAGTCCCTGAAGATGAAAAGGTTATTCCAGTGGCAGCAAACGCAAAGCTCGACATCACTGCAGTAATTGCAGACGCTCGCAAAAAGTTCGGTATCGAGCAACGCCGAATGGGCGACATCCAGGCCAAGGCTGCCGGGCATCCGAATATCGCAGCAACGGCCATTGAACTGGGTTGGAGCATCGACAAAGTTGAACTGGAAGTGCTGAAGGCATCTGCCGCACGAACACGCCCGACATCATTTCGCGGCGAAGAAAACAAGCCGGAAAACCTGCCGCAGGTGCTAGAGGCTGCGATATGCATGACCCGCAAAATCAAAGACGTTGATAAGCACTTCAGTGATAAGGTGCTGCAAGCGGCTCACACAAACTACCGTGGATCCATGGGAATCAAACGCCTGTTGATTGAGGCTGCTGTTGCCAATGGTCACTACGTTTCAGCCAGTGAAGGCGTCACCCGCAACAACTGGCAGGACATCGGCCGGGCGGCTTGGGGCGGCAACATTCAGGCCGGATTCTCAACGGTCTCACTGCCTGGCATCCTCAGCAATATTGCGAACAAAGAACTGCTGCAAGGCTATGAGCAAGAAGAACAAAGTTGGAAAGACATCAGCCGCACGGCTTCTGTATCCGACTTCAAAGCCGTCACCAGCTATCGCATGCTGGATGACATGGAGTACGACGAGGTCGGGCCGGGTGGCGAAATCAAGCACGGGTCGATCAACGAAGAATCGTATACCAGGCAGGCCAGAACCTACGCCAAGATGTTTAGCCTGACGCGGACACAGATCATCAATGACGACATGAGTGCATTTGACGATTTGCGAACTCGAATCGGTCGCGGTGCTGCCAAGAAGTTGAACAAAGTCTTCTGGACGAAGTTTCTTGACAACGCTGCATTCTTTACGGCCGGTCGTGGCAACTACATCACTGGCAGCACCACAACGCTGCTGACTGATAATGTTGGTCTCGGCTTAGCTCTTGATGCGTTTGACGCACTGCGGACGCCAACAGCGGACGGCAAGAAAGTTCCGGGCGGTTTATTCGGAGGTGCTCCAACTGTGCTACTCACACCGGGTGGCGGCATTTCACGCGTGGCCGAGTCCATCTTCGTAAATACGAACATCGGCGGCGGAACCACAACGGCAAACGCAAACATTCACTCTGGCCGTTACACGCCAGTGAAGTCTGTTTTCCTGAACGACTCAACCGTTTCCGGTGGCTCTGCGACAGCGTGGTACCTGTTACGAGATCCTGCAATTGCGGCGTCAATAGTTGTGTCATTTCTGGATGGTGCTGAGACTCCGACAGTGGATCAGCAAGACGCGACCTTCAGCACGCTCGGCATTGAGATGCGTGGCTATCACGACTTCGGCTGTGACCAAGCCGAGTATCTTTCTGGCGTGAAATCTAAGGGTGCAGCATAGTCACTCAGTGACTAACAATAAGCCCGGTGGTTGTTTCCACCGGGCATCTTTTGAACATTAACGGAGATCACTGAGATGACTCAAGTAGCAGCATTATTGTACAGCGCAGACTGTGCAATTGATTATACACCATCGACTGCGGTCACTGGTGGCGACGTGATTGTGCTGAGTGGAATTGTCGGCGTAGCCGGTAATGATATTGCAGCCGACGCACTCGGATCGCTGGCGGTCGAGGGCATTTACAAACTACCAAAAACCACAGCGGCAATCGTTCGCGGCTTGCCCGTCCATTGGGATCCAACTGGCGATCCTGACAGCGGGGACGCTGGCACGGGTGCTGCTAATCAGCTTGGCGTCGGCACTTATGCAGGTCTCGCGGCTGGGGCAACAATCAGCGGTGATGATTATGCCATCGTGAGCCTAAACGAGCAGAGTAATCTGATCGCAGTGTCAACCGTTGCTGCCGCCGGTTCCGTGATTGGTGACGCGGCTGTGTTGTCACAGGGGCTTAATATAGTTACCGGAGCGGACGGCACAAAAGGCGTTATTCTTCCGGTGGCGGTGGCGGGGCTGCAGGTAGTTATTAAAGGCAACTCAGCAGGCGTGTTGAAGGTGTATCCGCAAACTGCGGCAGCCATCAATGGTATCACGGCCAGTGCTGCAATGAGCCTAGCGAGTGGGTTGATTCCAGCGACATTTATCGCCAGTGCCGCAGGGCAATGGTACACGCTGCCTCTAGTCCCAAGTTGATCAATGTCTGATTTTGACGATGCAATTGGTGACATGACACAGGAACTGCTCACGGAAGCGGGCAGTTCCTGCGTCTACCATCGCGGGGCGACATCAACAACGATTGTGATGCGGAAATCCGCGCAGCAACCGATGCTGATTGATAACGGCGACGGGATCATCGTTGAGTTGCGGCCGGTCGATTTCATTTGCCTAACGCTGACGTTCCCGTATGCGGAACCGGTGCGAGGCGATCAGATCACACTGAGCGGATCAACCTATGAAGTGCAGGCGATGAACAGCGAAAAGTGCTACCGGATAATCAGTGATCAGATGCTGAGGATCCATTCAAAGAAAGTTAACTGATGGCTGTTGAACTTGCACCGTCAACGGAAGCCATGCAGGCCATCGTGCTGCGTATTAACGGTGGCGAGTATGCGTTGCCGTTCGCGGCCGACTACGGCGAATCTATGATCGACATCATGGAAGATATTAGAGCTCTGCGTGTTGATGTGATCGCTGAAAGCGAACAGCAATTAAACGAGACATTAACACTTGAGGATCCGACGAGTCATTTGATTCGCGTGTGGATCCGCAGGCGAGTGAATCCGGATGACGGCAACGTCGACAAACTGAAGCTCATCGTCAGGCAAATCTATCAGCGGCTTAACGATTTCGATTCGGCTGACGGCCGCGTCAGAGTCTGGGAACTGGACATGGATTCAAAGCAAGTCCCAGACAAATCAATGTTGGCATCAAACCACGTATTTATTGCATCAATGCTAATGCGAATCGAAGTGGAACCGAGCTAATGAGCAGACAGTTAATTACAGGCGATAAAGAGTTAGAAAAATTGCTATCTAAGCTGGCCGATAAATCAGCAGATCGAGTGGCACGCTCAGCAATCGGCGGCGGGTTAACAGTATTGAAACAAGCGATCAAAAAAAATGCCCCGATCGGTAAAACAGGAGCGCTGAAGAAATCAATCGGGTCGCGGTTTACGCGAGCTAAAGGAAACCGGCCGCCGAGTGCAAAAGCAGGGATCGGAGTGGGCAAGCGAAAGAAAACAGCCACAGGTTTTAAGGCACCGCATTCACATCTTGTTGCATTGGGAACAAAGCGACGAACACGAACAAAACTCGGCGGTAAGTATGCACGGGTCACGGATCCAACACCAGAGCAGTTAACCACAGGGACAATGCCAGAAAATTCATTTCTGAAAGAAGCCGTGCTAGCGGCTAGGCCGAAGCTGATGGCAAAAATGAAAGAACGAGCAGCTAAATCGTTGGCTCGAGAACTCGCAAAAGTAGCGGCTAAATAATTTCAACACCATGCTAAGGAGAACACTAAATGGCAAAAATTAAAGTCAAAGGCACCGTTATTAACGGTGACGTTTCCGGCACGTTAACGGCAATCGGTCAGATCATCGAATTTAGCACGTCGGGTGCGGAGTCTGAGACATACGACAGCACGACGCTGGACACAGTGGGTGCCGGTAAAGAGTATTCACAGACGGGTTATTCAGAGGGTGGCACCGTTGATTTCTCGATGTTTTTTGATCCATCGCTTGCAGGCCATGCAACGTTCTCTGCCGGCATAACTGTGCCGGCAGAGCGAGACTACTCAATCACATTCACAGACTCGGCGGCGTGGGCATTTACAGCGGCGGGTGTTGGACTGAATGTGACGGGGTCGATGAATGACGGCCTCAAAGCTGACTGCTCGCTCAAGCTGGATCAGTTAATCACATACTAGGAATAGTGAATTGAAAGCCGAACTACTACGCGACACATTGCCAGCACGGTCTGCGGCCGGTGATGACAGATTGATACTAATCAACGGCGTCAAGCACTTTCCGGCGGGGTCAATTATTGATCATCCGGACGCTTATATGCTGGTGAAAATGGGCACTGCAAAACCAGCAGACGCAGAATGTACGGCTGCTGCTGGCATGACATCGGAGCAGCAGGCAGTGGCTCAACGGATGCAGGTGCTGGTCGCTAAGGGGATTCATCCCGATGATTATCAGGCTTATTTCGACGGCCAGATGATTGGATACGATGCTAACGGTGACTGGTTGCCGGGGCCGAATTACACAGAGCAATATGACGATGAGGATGACGACGAATGAGTATTAGCAGAGAAGCGTTTTTAAGGCCGATTGCCGTACCGGTCGAGGTCGTGCAGGTGCCAGAATTGGGTGGCACCGTAAACGTAAAAGGCATGACCGCACGGGGGCGATCTGAATTTGAAAAGCAAATGCAGACAGCCAACGGTAAGCCGTCAAAGTCTCGGCAGGCGGAAGTTCGGGAACGGCTGATTGTTGCTTCATGCGTTGATGATGCAGGCAATTTAATCTTCACAGACGACGACGTTGCAGCAATTGGTAATCAGTCGGCTGCTATCGTTGAGCGGATAGTTAACGTTGCGATGCGTCTGTGCGGTATGACGACATCGGACGTTGAGGAGATCGCAAAAAACTACGAGCCAACCGTCGCCGATTCCTAGCGATGCGGTTGGCTGAACACGTACATCACACGACAGATGTGGACGGCATGCTCGACAGTATGTCGCCGGCACAATTCGACGAGTGGGCGGCGAAAGATTTAGTCGAACCGGTCGGGTATCAATCGCAAATGATGGGCTATGTCGCTTATTTATTACAAGCATGGATTGCGGGGGCTGATAGCACGCTAGAGCCTCACGATTTCATGCCGTGGGTTTCAAAAGCCGAAGAACCAAAAACAAACAACTCGGCGGCAAAGCAGCTTTTGGGATCAATGTTAGGAAGGTGATTTGATGGCGACGATCGGCAGCTTAGTTGTGAATCTATCAGCCAACACTGCGGCATTCCAGAAGGCAATGGGTGGCGCTCAAGCAACGGTCAATAAACTGGCGGCCGCTGCTGCCGCAATGGGTGGCGTGGCGATCGCAAGGCTAGCATCTGTCGGAGATCAGTTTGACAAAATGTCTCAACGGACGGGGATGTCAGTCGAAGAGTTGTCACGTTTCAAATTCGCGGCTGATCAGAGCGGATCGAGCATAGAAGCTGTCGAAACGTCGATGCGAAAAATGGGCGAACTAATGCTCAATCTATCGCATGGGGCATCGGCGGCGACTGACACGCTGGCGGATCTCGGGATCTCTGCTCAGGCTCTCTCCGGCAAAACTCAGACGCAGCAGTTTCAGGTATTCGCCGCGGCGATCGCGGGCATCGAAGATCCTGGCAGACGTGCGGCGTTGGCGATGAAAGTCTTCGGGAAATCTGGAACACAATTACTGCCGCTGATCAATGAGGGTGCGGCCGGGTTTCAACGGCTGTCCAATGAGTCTGATGCGTTGGGTGCCACCGTCACAAAGCTGCAAGCCAAACTCGGAGCCCAGTTGACAGACTCATTCAACCGCGTGTCTGTGGCGTCTGACGGGTTATTCCGGATCATCGGCACACATCTAGCACCAGCCATAGTTATGTTAGCGGATTCACTCGCCACGGTGATAGCGTGGTCGCAACGATTTGGTACAGCGTTTATCACTGTCGGGGCTGCTGTTATTGGCGCTGCTCTAGCGTTTAAAACGCTCAGTCTGGCTCTGGTGATTTATGCAAAACGAGCGGCAATTGCTCAGGCGTTCAGCGGTCCTGTCGGTTGGGCTAGCCTTGCCGGTGCTGTCGTCGCAGCGGCTGCTGCAACGGCAGTCC